TTAGAAGAGCTTTTAGAAGCTTAAAAAGTAGAAAAAAATAGAATTTGCAGTTGCTAACCATTCATGCGTTTGTCGTGCCGCTCGTGTATATTGAAATTGACAAATATTTTTAAGTGACTTATAATATACTTAACAAGACAGCTGGAACGATAGCTGAAACCTATCCGTTTCTGGCGTTATAAGAGTTATAGAAATAGCATCCTACTTTACCAGAGCGGGGATGCTATTTCTTATTGTTCAGATTCAGAATGGCTACGATTAAAAGTCCTACATTTAGGATAATCATAAATTCTTCATATGTACTCATAAGCCCCACTCCTTTCTGCAAGACTCAGAAACGGAGTGGTACCGCATCCTTCCAGTTGCCTGGGTAAGTATATTATATTGTCAAAACATATCTGGCAGATCTGCCAATTATTCCCGTTTCATTTTTTACTCACAGTACTGTAAAGCACAGATATTATTTTCTTTTACCTTTTACAAATTCTGCGAACTGACGGATTTCATTCAATTCATCTTCTGTATATTCCTCGCTATCGAAGTGAGCGGCGAGAGTAGTAGGTTGTCCATGAGAATCATCTGCCAGATAGTCAATGGTACAGCCAAGATATGCAGAAAGTTTTTTTAATGTAGAAAGTTTTATATTATCAGTTCCTTTTGTATAAAAACCGGCGATTGTAGTATATGGAATACCGGCTTCTTTTGAAAGGATAGACTTATTGATTCCCTTTTCAGCCATTAATTCATCTAACTTATCAGTGAATGACATATCTAATACCTCCTGTTAAATTCTATTATACATATAAAAATAACTTTGTAAAGTAAAAAAATACCCCGCAAAGTAAAAAAATGTATTTTATGGGTTGACAAACTACCCTACAACGTATAATCTATAATCAAAGTTACCTTACAGGGTAACAGAAAGGAGGAGAAAATGTTTTTTAACTTAAATGCCGAAATGGGAAGAGCCAAATTAACCATTAAGAAGTTATCTGAGATTACGGCTATAAACTATGAATCTTTAAAATTGAAACTCAGAGGTGTTACAGAATTTAAGCTGAGTGAAATGATGGCAATTAAGAGAAAAGCTTTCCCAGATAAGACATTGGATTACTTATTTGCAACTGAAAACGACAAGTAATCATTCATTTGAAGGGAGGAGGTGAGAAGTGATGGATACATCAAAAGAAGAAATTGTAAACCTGCGTAAGCAGATAAACAGGTTAAAAATTAGTTTAATGTTTACGCAGGTATTGATGATTGCATTGCTGCTTATTTTGGGGTATCAGTGTCTTTGGTCAATTTGGAATTATCATTATCTTCTTCAACAGATAAGCATGTGTCTTGATTCTGTGAATACTGTTTATTCTGCTCTTCAACAGTTTTTTGCAACTCTTTGATCGCTTCGGCTTCACTGGAAGAAGAAGTATCTATGTTGTGAAGGAGTTGTTGCAGTATTTCATTTTGGGCACGTTGGAGCTCAATTTGGATTTCTTCAATTTGCGTTTGTTTAATCTGATCTTCTTGTGATGAATTGAACTGAACAACAGCAATAGAGATTGTGAGGATTGTCGAAATAATTAGGTTTATAAGAGTCAGCAAAATAGAAGTAGGCATTTTTATTCTACTGTTTCCAATGGGAATATATATGCAATCGGGAAATTCGTATATTTTAACAGCGGATTCATCAACAATTACAAAATCATCTTCAGGTAAATTATTGAGATTGTCTGGGCGGTCAAAAGATGGTTCAGGGGCAATATCAATAAGCTGTTGCTGAAGACTTTGAAGTGAAATCATAGTTTTCAGAGATTCACTTAAATTGTTGTACATATTGGTTGTTATATTATCTCGGACAGCCGCTGTCATAGCTTCTGACATTATGGAAAGCGAATTAGTAAGTGAAGAAATTATACTCGGTGTATATAACTGAAAAAAGTGCTTATAGGATTTAACCATTTCTTCTTGAAGCTGGCCAATTTGAGATGTTATAGAGTCAGAAGAAAAAATAGTTTGTAAGTAACCATCATACATATGCGAAATTCTATTTAAAGAATCTTGAAGTGCTGAGCTTAAAAAAAGTGTATTTTTTTGATTGTTTTTCATTGAAACCTCCTTATTCAACAGGTATGCCAGTACCTGTGATACAAGAATAGGAAAGAAACTAAGAAAAGTCAAGTAACCGTTTATTTGAAGGGAGGAGGTGAGCTGAATACAAAAATTGCTTATCACTGTCATTGGTGGAACATTATTTTTAATACTGCAGCATTTGTATGGCACTATCACTACCATATGTTTATTTGCCCTATGGATAGTGATAGTGGCGGTGAAAAAAGGCTAATCTCAGTTAGAGCACGAGGAGGTGAAATAAATGAGTGCAGGGATGTTATCTGTAATATTTGTATGGTTGGTAGCAGCTATTGGGGTTGTGATTATGAAAAAACTACAACCCGAAACATGGATATTATATCTGGTTTGGGTTGTAGTCGTATGTATCTTACTTACATTATATGTGGGTTCCTATGAATCTTGGTTGCGATAGATTCAATAATGGGAGTAGCTTCTTCCCATTCATCCTGAAGCATAAGCTGATTAGCCGTTATCATATCGCCTCTTAGTTCAGCAGGTGCATAAGAAAGTGCAGCGAAATAAAATTCACCATAATCCTTAAGTGCAGTAGAATCAGCAAAATAAATACAACGTCCAGCATGCTTTAGATAATTTTCAAATACATCACGTTGGTGAAGAATGGTATTTCGATATTGATCCTGTTGGATTTCTAACTTGCGGATTTTAGTGTGATGAATATTATTGATTATTGCTACAAGTATTGGAGAAACGATTGCACAAAGAGCAAGGATGACAGAAATACTGAGTGACAAATCAATCTCAGGAAAAGCAAATGAATTTGCTAACACAAGAATCCCTCCTTTCTGTATGTACTCAGGTATTTTGAGAACCCTGTATATACAGAATAGGAGAGTGTTGTCGAAACTGCAAGAAAAAGCGTTCGACAAAGTTATGAAAATCTTATAAAGAAAGGAAAATGAAGTATGGAAGTAGGCAAGATATTACCTGTTGAAGCAGCAGCCATACTGCATGCATCCCCACAGTTTGTAAGGGTTGCAATGCAGCAGGAAAAGCTTCCAATCGGGACTGCAATTAAGATGTCCTCGATCTGGACATATAACATATCGGAGAAGCTTCTGGCTGAGTACAGCGGAAAAAATATAAGAGCTGAGCTGGAGAAGATAAGAGGTGGAAGTAAATGAGACGAGATGCAATCATATCACTTTTTATCGCACTTCCTGCTGCAAACCTTCCATTCTGGCAGTGGAGAAGTCCGGCAGAAATGCTTTTAATGGCAGGATTGTTCTGGCAGGTGGCATTTGTGTTTGTAGTTGGAACAGAGTATCAGAAAAGGTAGTAAGAAAGGATCCCGGGAGTGCAGCTCCGGCGGGATCCGATGGACGTAGTAATACACGAATATTACGTTCTTATTATATAGAGAAACAAAAAGAAAAACAAGCGAAATAATCAGTATCGATGCAATCTCTATAGAAGAACTGGAGGAACAATCATATGGCAAGGCGAAGGCAGGAAGGAAACCTCTTTTTTCGCCTGGATGTGGATTTTTTCTCAGATAGAAAGGTAAAGATCCTGAAAGCCCGGTATGGAGCAGATGGGATTACCTTATACTTGTATCTCCTGTGTGAGATATACAAGATTGGATATTATTTAAAGATTGATGAAGATTTTGAGTACATTGTTTCAGATGATCTGAACATGGAAAGCAACAAGGTGAAGCAGGTCTTGAACTTCTTATTGGAACGGTCACTGTTTGATAACACACTTTTTCAGTCGGACAAGGTCTTGACCTCTGCCGGAATACAGAGGAGATATCAGGCAATGGTAAAAGCCAGGGCGCTGAAAACTCCGATCACTGTAGAAAGGTTTTGGCTACTTCCAGAGGAGGAAACAGAGACCTTTATTAAAGTGCACCCTTCTTTAAATAATTCCGAGAATAATCCCGATAATTCCAGGAAAAAAGATGATAATTCCAGGAAAAATGACACAAAAGGAAAGGAAAAGAAAGAAAAGTATATATATACGGCTCCGCCGGGTACATACTTTGAAGACCCCTCTTTGAATGATATTTTCCTGCTGTTTTTGAAATCAAGACAGAATAAAGGTGATCAGCTGACAGAAGAGCAGATTCAACTGTTGGCAGAGGAAGTCCTTTCTTTATCCAGTGATCCGGAGGAAAGGATCGCCATGGTCAAGAAATCTATTATGAATGGCTGGAAAGGCTTTTATCCGGTGAAAAAGCAAAAGAAGAAAGGGACATCTAAGAACCGGTTTAACAATTTCCACCAGCGGGACTATGACTTTGCTGATTACGAAAGGCGTTTATTGAAACAGGGACCAGGAGGTGATGAAGAGCGTGGATGTAAAAGAAGTATGGGGTAAGGCTTGGAGCCTTAGACCTGGCCAGAACACAACCAACATGAAATGTGTTGGTACGATTATTAAATCCGGTATCCGGTTTACGTATTACCAGGATGAGAATGGAGGAATATGGTTTGACAGTGAGCCAGTCGAAGGGAAACCTGAATGGATGCAGAGAGCAGATGAAGCCAGGAGAAGAAGGAATAGACGGTATTCTTGAAGTCTTAAAGGCTTATGTCTGTGATGAGCTCTGCTGCCACAGAGGTGCTGTAACACAGGAAGAAATGGATCAGCACTGCTGCCGTTGTAAATTACAGCAGTACACAGACAAGATCCGTGAAAAATATGAGAAGATCAATGCGTTTGATCAGAGCTCAAGGTATCAAATCATGAAGAAGTATCGCAAGATCATCTTATGCAAAGATTGCAGACACAGAGCAAAATTACGAGATGATTGTTATCGCTGCAGGAAAGCAACCAGCCTTTTAGGTACATTAGAAGACTATGATGGTTGCAGTAGAGGAGAAGAAAAATGTTAATCAGAAGTAAAAACAAAATGCACATTGTAAATATTGAAAATGGTGTAGTATCCGCTGAAGGGGACGGAACGGTTACATTTCGTGCAGGAAAGATAAGAGTTGTATTAGGCGAATACTCAAGTGCCCAAAAAGCTTTTAAAGTGCTGGATATGATCCAGGAAGCGTATGCAGATGAAAAAGTCGTAGAATACACACTTGCTTTACAGGAAAACGAATTTAAAAATATGACAAGAGATCAACTACTGTCTGTCCGAGCCGGGATCCTGAAGAAAGCTGTTTTCCAGATGCCAAATGAAAGTGACGTAGAGGAATAAGGAGAAATCATGGATGTAGTAGAAAGTAAATGGTACGAAATGGACATGCCACTGAATGATGTAAAGAAACTTCTTTCAGCGAATATCAAAACCATGTCCAGAAGCTTTATTGCTGCCGGATATTACATGAAGTATATCCGGGACCGGGAATTATTCCGGGATGGTGGATATAACAGTATCTGGGAGTTTGCGGAAGATCAGTATGGAATCAAAAAGTCAGCAGCCAGTCGCTGGATGGCAATGAATGACAAGTTTTCCAAAGATGGAAACAGCCCTATCCTGGATGATAAATACAAGGATTTTAACAAAAGCCAGCTGCAGGAAATGTTGTATTTGACAGATGAACAGATGGAAGAAGCTGATCCGGAAATGAGTGCAAAGGAAATTCGTGCAATCAGGAAACCTCCGGAAGTAGAAGTTATTGCGCCGGCGCAACAGATAGATGATCAGATCCCCGGCCAGGACAGTATTGAACAGCATCCAGAATACATGCCAGGAAAAATGACGATTGAAACAGCAACCGGACAGAACCGGCCGCCGGAGAAGGAGATCCCAATCACACCGGAACTGCAGATAGAACGCTTTTTCGAAGCCCTGAACAGAGGAGATAAAGAACGTGTTCTTACGTGTGAGATAAATGCAACAACTTATTTGCTGGAAGCTCGGTATCAGGATGTCCGGATCAGGAATGGCAATTTTAATTATCAGGCAAATTCAACCGGGATCATGTTCAATCCTGGAAGTTACATGGAATGCGCTTTCACCTGGAATGAGCTGGCCCACGAGCTGATAAAACGGTTCGGGAAGAAACGGAAA